ACATTGTCAATGAACACTAGATAGATACGACCAGTGTCTGTTCGCTCCTTAAGGATGCCAGATTTGAATACCTCTTCTGCAGACATAGTCTTCTTCCGGAGGTCAGATCGTGCTTCATAGCGCACATAGAGATCCTCAAAAAGAGCAGTGTCTCGGTAGAAGGCTTCATATAGGTCAGGAACTTCATTAGGGTCAAAGAATGTTATGTTTTCTCGGTTGCGGAATCGTCTCCAGAAGAAAGCACTAAGCACAACCCCATAATCCATATGACGGACTCGGGTTTCTTCGGTGCCTTGATTGTTCTTAAGCACGATAAGATCATCAAACTGATGATGCCAAATTGGATAAAATACAGTAGCACTAGCGTTGCGAATTCCACCTTGTGAACAACTCCTTAAATCACCGAACCATTTTTTCAAAAATGGTATCATGCCGGTGTGCATGATTTCGCCACCGCGGATGGGACTACCCAGGGGGCGCAATCTTCCTATTTCCAGACCAATGCCAGCACGTTTGCTGGCATACTTGGCCATCATTTCCCCAGACGCAAAGATTGAGTCGAGATCATCGTCTGAACGGATAAGAACGCAACTAGAGAACTGCTTGGTAGGAGTGCCAAGTCCTGCAAGCACTGGTGTCGCAAGTGTGAATAGTCCATCGCTGGCCGCGGTGTAATACTCTTTGATGTAGCGCATGCGGGCAGTGTTGGGCTCTTCTCGGTGAAACACTGTGGCAGCGGCCACCAGGTAGCGTACTTGCGGAGTTTCATAGATTTCCTTTGTGGCTCGATTGCGCACAAGATATTTTTCAATCAATTGCTCAATGGCAGCATAGCTGTATTGTTCATCTTTGCTGTGATCAATCATGTCGTTCATACGATCCCAGTCAGCTTCTGTGTACCACACCAACAGTTCAGGAGTGTACAGTCCCACTTCAACATTGCGTCGCACAATGTCATACAAACGCGGAGGTTCGTATTCACCGTACACATCTTTGCGCAACATGCTGAGTCGCTGTTTGCCAGCCACGTATTGGTAATTGGTATGTCCTACATCAGGGTTTGACTCAATGTCAATCAAGTCAACTATGGCTCGCAGGGTAATACCGTCAATTTCCTTGGTAGTGATCCCGTCGTAGAAATGTAGTTGAGTTCTAATTTCTATCATGCTTTGGCTTACATCTGCGATACCTGAGCATACTTTGGCAATTTGTGCCTGCCATTTTTCTAGGCTGAGTGGCTCTTTGCGTCCACTGCGCTTGACTACATTGATCTGTTGCATTGAATTTTAGTATAGTTGTTGTTTGATTTCAACTTGGTGAAGTTGATTACGAAAGTTTGTGGATCCGAGGTTGGTATTTACGATGATATCTCTTTCCCAATTCAATATATATTTTTCTTGGCCAACTAGGACTAAATTGCCTTGATCTATTTCTACAATTTTGGCGTCAGCGATGTCATCTCGATCCAAGAGCACAATAGTATACAGTATTCCCAATGCTCGAGCAATATCGCAGTACATGTTATCGTCCAAAAGCTGCCAGGGATCAGGCCAAGTGTGCCGATCGTGCCAGTGAAGATAATAGGCTTGCCAAGGAGACGCCAGCCACCATTGATTGACCTGCTGTAAGCATTCAAGAACTGGCAGTTGCTTGGCCTGTTGGCGCATGGCATACCAGCTTTGTAATCGCTGATCAAAACTGGCTGACCACATTAAGCCAAATAGGTAACTGAATAGTAAAGAAAACCAGTGAGTCCAGTAGAGGATGACGTATAGCTCACCGAAACAACACTGCCAGATTCTGATGCTGACATAGTGACTCCAGGATCTATGTTCACCAAGGCGTTGTCATTCACTGCCAGGTCGCCGCCTGATCCGTCGGTACTGGCTACCACTGTCAACGTGCCAGTTTTGGTTTTGGTATCTCGCACAATGGTATAGTCCATCTGAAACGCACGAACCTTGGCACTGTTCACTGTGAACACAACTTCGGTAAAATTGTCGTCAACAAAGAAACGTTGGCCAGTTTCTCGAACATAGTTGCCTTGTTTGATAGACTCTGCATTTTCATAGGCAATGCTGGCGGTAAAATTTAAATCAATTCGAGCATAGGTGTTGCTGAATGCCGCAGTTCTTTGAAACATGTCACCAATGCTGACATTGTTATCGTTTTCAATGTTGATAATTGATGTGGCAGGACTGGTTGTAGCCCCAAAATGATTGCCAACACCCAAGAAAATATTGTACATGCTGACACACAAGTTCACACCTGGCTCAAAACTGATACCTTGAGCATAGATGTTGTCAAAACTGTTGCCAACAATTCTGAACCCAATGGGCCCACCATTGACCACGCCACCCAGCCCCAGCATGACTCCTTGGTACAAGGTATCAAAGTTACTGAGAGTAACAGTGATTCCTTGGCACTGATTGGGAGTTGAAAAGGCGTATGTGGTACCGCCAAATTGGCAGTTGGTCCATGTCACATTGTTTGTGATCAAACTCAGTGTGCTTTCAATGCGAACGCAGGCTGTGTCATCGGTATTCACAGTCAAATCGGCCTGGGTCAGCGGGCCTTGAAAACTAACATTGTTGAAATTACAGTTATTGGCATCTTCTACAATGAATACATCTACCACATCCAAGCTTTCAAAACCCAACTGTGCTATTTCAATGTTGGTAGGCGGTGTTGCTCCGTTGTTGCCAATGTTTACCCCGTATTGCTGTAGGCTGTCGCCGTATCGTGCCACACACTCATTGAGTGTGCTGGTTGGGCTGGTAGAATCCAGCACAATCACTGAGCTTCTGGCACCTTCGCCGTACAGTCTGGCATATGAAGGAATGACCAAAGCTTCAGTTATTAGATATCGTCCAGCAGGAAAAAACAAAGCACGACGAATCTGTGGGTTGGTTTCTCTACAGTACAGTTCATACAGTGCGCGATTAATGGCCAGCGTGTCGTCTGTATCACCGTCTCCAACCGCACCAAAATCTTTGACACTGGCCCATTGGTCTAGCCATGTTTGTAGACTTTGAGTAACCGGTGATCCCGAAGTAGGGCCAGTTTGTACTATATAACCAGCAGCAGCACCTTGATAGGTGTAAAGAGCACTGAGCGCCAAAATGTCACTGAATTCAGTCAAAATTTCAGTGTTGCCAATGACCGGAGCACCTTCCTGTAAGGTGCCATTGCCGATAAACAGTCTGCGAGTATCGGTACACCAGCCCAGTTCAGCTCCGGCCAATTGTGGTAGGTTTTCAGTGAGTCCCAGTCGGTTAGTTATTTGTGAAATTTGTACTATGGCCACAGTGGTTGTCCTTGCGTTTGTGTATATTTAGCGCATAAGGTAGTATAGTTCCACACGCTTCAACCACTGTTGAGTCCAATGTTCAAATTCTTGATCTGCTATTTCAAACTCCAAATACTGGGGTTTTTCAGGTGTGCCATCGCTGCCCGTTTTTGGCTGACAGGCCATCAAAATCACGCCGTTTTTAATGTCAGTGCCGTGGGTGTCGTTGTGAGCAGCAGCATAGGCAGCCAGTTGTAAAAAGTAATCTTCAATCCACTCACGTTTCTTGGGTCGGTTGGTCTGTTTGAAATCAATGATTGCTGGGCGTCCTTTCCACAGTCCCACACAGTCTGAGGTTCCAGCATAAAGTCCGCTGTAGTACAGCGGTACTTCAGTGCCCCAGTATTCGGTGACATGGCACAGGCCTTGTAAAATCACTTCAGCTGCCATAAACCAGCTGGCATGAGCATAGGGATTGCCCGGCAACGGTTTCATGTCTTCGCTGAGAATATAGTGTTCCAGATAGGCATGCATTCTTGTGCCACGATTGGCAGCTTCGGTGGTGATTTGCTGTGCTTGCTGTTCGCCCACTCTAGCACGCCAGTTGGCCAAAGCCTGACGCTTTTCTTCTGGTTTGGTACGCTCTAGAATGTGAGTAACTGACGGCACACGCGATCCATCAGGCAAACAATAGTGACGCTTGCCATCCACTGTGGTGCGATCCAGTGGCGCATAATTGTAACGTTGGGTAATCATTGATTGGATTGTTTTATACTCTAAAGCTCTCGCCACAGCCGCAGCGATCACGTTCATTGGGATTGCTGAATTCAAAACCTTCGTTCAGTCCTTGACGCACATAGTCTACTGTGACTCCATTGAGATACACTTCATGTCGCTTGTCAACCAAAACTACAAAACTGTCTTGCGCAAAATTGATTGTGGCTGAATCATCGGTTTTGTATTCTTTGACATACTCTAGCACATAGGCCAAGCCACTACAACCAGTGGTTTTTACGCCAAGTCTAATGCCTGCGTATCCTTTGGTTGCTAGAAGTTTTTTTATTTTTGATTTGGCTGGATCAGTGAACGAGATCATGGCGTTTTTTGTAATCTTCTACTGCCGCCTTAATCGCGTCTTCTGCCAATATGCTACAATGTATTTTGACCGGAGGTAGGGCGAGTTCTTCTGCAATCTGACTATTCTTAATGCTTCCTGCTTCATCAAGAGTTTTACCTTTGACCCATTCTGTAATAAGAGAGCTAGATGCAATCGCCGACCCGCAGCCATACGTTTTAAATCGCGCATCTGTGATTACTCCGTCTGTTACTTTTATTTGAAGTCGCATTACATCACCGCAAGCTGGTGCCCCTACCATCCCAGTGCCTATGTTTTTGTCATCCTTAGAGAACGAACCCACATTACGTGGGTTTTCGTAATGATCAACAACTTTGTCTGAGTATGCCATAGTCGTCCTTTTATCATAGAGTGTAGCATGATGCTACCCTCAAAGTCAAATTATTTGCTTGATCTTTTCAAGGCCGATTTGGCGGCTTTGGCCACAATTTGTTCGGCTTTGTCCACTGGCATTTCAACTGGTTGTTCTTGACCAGTTTTAAAAGTGATTTTGGCAGCATTGGGCTCCATGGGATTGAGCACAGCATTCAGTGGAGGCTCTCCAGCCATTTGTTGTAGCTGATCCACAGTGATTTCAGCGCCCAAAGTCTGAGCCATGTTGATAAAGGCATCAGTGCTGTAGTCAGGTTTGGCGCCAGTGTCTTTGGCCCTGGCTCGCAGCAGATTGGCCAACGAAAACACTTTGGTCACCGTTGGATTGGTAACCTCATTGATTTTCATTTTCTGCGCTCACGTCCCAGTGCTGCTCGTGGCGGTGCGGGCTCTTCGACATCCATGTCTACATCCAGTTCTTGATCAATGTCTGGGGTGTCCATGTCTGTGTCAGCTGGTGGCATTTGACCTGGCAATCCACCTGGTGCTGCGCCTGGCATGGCTGGTGCAGCCATGGCTGCTCCTGGCTGGCCTGTGACCACTCCCAAGGCTGTGTCTAGTTGCTGTTTGCTGCCTTGGAGGCTTTGAACCACAGCACCCAATGCGGCACTGGCATCGTTGTTGAATTGTGCTGCTTGATCTGGACCAATTTGATTTTTGATCTGGTCAACCAAAGCAGGCAGTTCTTTAAACTGCATCTCTGTAGCGTCTTCGATCATGCCTTGAACATTGTCTACCATGTCCTGAGCTGCCAGCACCACTTGAGCTTGTTGAACTTCACTTTCAGTCAGTCTACGCTGACCTTCGTTCATGGTTGGATTGGCTGCTTGTTGTTGAAGGCTTCGTAGTTGCTCTTCAATTTGATTTTTTTGATCTCGCAACTCTTTGATACGTTCATTGATTTCTTTGCGTGCTTGTTGAATTTGAGCAGTGCGCATGGCAGCGGCCTGAGCTGGCGACTGCTGGTCTTGTTCACGTAAACGATGAGTCAACGCCTGCTCCATCATGACCAGTTTGAGGTAGGCTGGATTGCGTTCACTGCGATGAAAATCCCGGCTGGCACGATGTTCTTGAATCAACCCCCGCACACGATTTAACATCCCACGAGCCTGCGTCTGGGGTATCTTGGAAAAATTAACCTGTTGTTCAAAATAACTTTCAAACACTCGACTCACTTGTTTTGCTGTCGATGTAGGTGCCAGTTCAGTTAGTTTCATTTGAGAATCCTCTAATTTGATAGTATTTAGCCTGGGATATACATTTTTCCAGTTCGTTGTTGACCGCTGACAACTGCTGTCTTTTGTGGGACAGTTTGTAGTTGATGGTTTCCCATTGAGCACCATTGCTGGTTCGATTGGCCACAGCTGATCTTACTTCTATATCGTTGTGATATCGTGTGCTAATTGTTTCCAAAGACAGTATTTGATTGGCCAAGTTGATATGATTGATTTTATCAGCTATACACCATGCCAGTGCAGTACGAGACTGTCTAAAAGTTTCTAGATGTTCGGCCGATTTGATCACTGTGTATCCCTGCCGGCGTTTTTCTATACGATAACGACCAAACACATTGAATCCTTGATCGTCGGGTATGATCAATCGATCCATCAATGCAGGCAGCTCGCGCTGAGCAAACTCAGCCAGTTTGTTTTGATATTTCATATGAATACGTATTGTGACAGTAGCCATCCCACAGTTGCTACCAAGAACCCAATGATGCCAATGCCCCAGTTAACCAGTCTGTCTTGGTTTTTTTCTGACATTTGTTGTACACAGTCTTTGACTGTGGTCACAGTGGAGGCAACTGTATTGAGCTTGGTTTCCAAAGAATCTAGTTTTTCTTCAAGAAACTTGTAGCGTTGAGCACACAATTCAACGTGTGCTTCAAGGCTCTTTTTTTCTATTTCAGTGGTTTCGCTCATGTTGTATTTAACTGATTTCAAACCAAATGTTCTGTTCTGGTATCAGTGTCATGGCCAGGCCAGGCTGTTCATCCAGCCCATGGATCATGGGCGTGCCTATACAACTCTGTTTCAAAACTCCCAACTCGTCGGTGCCTGTTCTAAATATGCCTTCAAATTCTGTTTCAAATTCAAAACTCCATGTGCCGTGATCTGCGTTGTGTACTGGCAGCGACAAGTTTTGTGGTTGTGTGTAAAGACCAATGATCTGAGTCAGTGTTTCGTAGTTTCGCTGCTGGTTTCGACGTCTGACCCATTGTGCTTGATTGCCGTCGCGAAAATGCCCTGTAACACCAGTGGCAGTACAATCAAACTTGGTTGTTATTTTTACTTTCAAGCCCACTGGATATTTACGGGCAAAAACAAACCCCGGAACAAATCCGGGGTTGTTGAGCAAGCTAAGTCTTTAAATCAAGAAGTAGCCAGTTTGAAACCAACTGTAACAACGTTGCCAGTTTCAATACCAATATTGACACCGCCAGTGGCGTTGGCTTCTTGAACTTGAGCTGCCAGTGTAGCTGCTGTGTAAGCACCAGTTGGGTACACAGCAAGGCTCAGCTGAGCACCGTTGACCTGATACATGGCCACAGTGCCTTTGATTTGAACTTGCTGAATAACGTTGGCCAGATAGCCACCGGTATTACCAGTGGTGTTCAAGCTTGCGTTGGCTGTGATTGTGAAAAAGTCCAGTTTTGGACCTTGGGGTTGAACAGGCAAACCTGCCAAGCTGGTAGCACCGGCGATTGGGCCGTCTTGTGTGTCCAGGTTGAATACTGGTTGTAGTGTTCCGTTAACTGCTGCAAATACTGCCATTTTTTATCTCCTAATGTGTGGGCTTTTGCCCTACTGTTATTTACCAAATTGATTTAAATTTCCGGGTTACAAGCGTCCTACTACCATTTCTATAGTGCCTTGCTCGCCCTCAAAATCTGTCAATGCTTTGCCTAGCACAGTGCCTGGACGATATGACAGTGTGTCAAAGTTTTCAGCGCGAGCACGGCCATTGCCAGCACCGACCAACATGTCACCGCGTTTGACAGTGCCCTGTACTTTTACTGGTACTCTGCCTTGAAGAGCAACTGGCACAGTGTACTTGCCGTTCACAGCATTTTCAGTCAGTGTGTTGTTCATCAAGTAAGCAGGATTGGTCGAAACTACTCCTGCCACTGTGCTGTCCAAATCTTTGACAGTGAGTGTAACTTCTTGAGCGCCGCCAAAAGATATCACAGTGCCTGGTTCGTATTTGGCATCTGAGTAATACATTTCAGCCAAGTCAGCGTATAGAGCTGTGGTGGCTTGAGCAAATACTTGATTGAAATAACTAGAAGACGATCCAATATTGCCCACACCATTGCTGCCGCCGTTGAGTAAAGCAATAGCATTGCCATTGGTATTAATAGACAGTGTTCCACCAATGGTTAAATTACCAGTGCTGGGTAAGAAACTAAACGCTGTTGCCGAAGTACGCACATTGGCTGTCTGTAGTGACCCAGCAGCTCCCACAAACACAGGATACATTGTGGCAGCCGCGCTGTTGTCAGTGGCGTTGATGCCTGTGCTGGGACCTGTGGGACCTTGTGGTCCTGTGGCACCTGTGGGTCCTTGTGGTCCTTGCGGGCCTTGTGGTCCTGTGTTACCAATGGGTCCAATGGGACCTTGTGGGCCTTGTGGGCCTTGTGGTCCTGTATTGCCAATGGGGCCAATGGGTCCTTGTGGTCCTTGTGGTCCTGTGAGGCCAATGGGTCCTTGTGGGCCTTGTGGCCCTGTATTGCCAATAGGGCCAATGGGCCCTTGTGGTCCTGTATTGCCAATAGGACCAATTGGCCCAGTAGGGCCCTGTGGACCCTGTGGACCTGCGCTTCCTGCTGGACCCTGTGGACCCTGTGGACCTTCGCTTCCTGCTGGACCCTGTGGACCAGCGTTACCAATGGGTCCAATAGGGCCTTGTGGTCCTTGTGGTCCTGTGGCGCCTGTGGGTCCTTGTGCTCCAGTGGGTCCTTGCGGGCCTTGTGGCCCAGTAAGTCCTTGCGGGCCAATTGGTCCTTGCGGACCTTGTGGACCAGCGTTACCAATTGGTCCAATAGGACCTTGCGGGCCTTGTGGTCCTGTGGCGCCTGCGTCTCCTGTTGTACCAGCTGGGCCTTGTGGGCCTTGAGGACCTGTTAAACCTGTAGGACCAGCTGGGCCTTGAGGACCTTGTGGACCTGTATTACCAGTGGTTCCTGCCGGACCTTGAGGACCTTGAGGACCTGTAGCTCCAGTAGTTCCGGTTGGCCCTTGAGGTCCTGATGGGCCAACTGACCCAGCTGGTCCAATGGGTCCTTGTGGTCCTTGTGGTCCTGTGTCTCCTGTGCCAGCTGGTCCTTGTGGTCCTTGAGGTCCAGTGTTACCAGCAGGACCTTGTGGACCTTGCGGACCTGTGGCACCATTGGTTCCTGCTGGGCCCTGTGGGCCTTGAGGGCCTGTGGCTCCTACCTGACCCACAGCACCACTCAGACTCACACTCCAAGCTGTATAACTGCCAGAACCAGTTGTGGTTGCTACATTAGCTACCATTACTCCGTTGCCCGTAGCATAACTGACCACGTTGCCAATCATAAAATTGCTGATGCTGTTTGATATCAACACAGTTTGATTGACACTGTAGGCCAAACCAGTGGCCACTGTCAGTGTCTGGTTACCAGTACCTATGGTTAAATTGGTTGAACTTGACGTACTATAGGTATCACCCACAGGACCCTGTGGGCCTTGCGGACCAGTTGCTCCTTGAAGTCCTCCATAGCTTAAACTGTTCCAGGCAGCAACTCCATTGCCTATTTTAAATAGATTGGTGTTGGTTTCAATGCCCATTTCGCCTGAAGCCAGTGTTGGATTGACATTGCCCCAGTCTGATGAAGTTCCTCGTCTAAATTGAAATTGAATATTTGGCATATTAAGTTACTCCCCCACAATCAAATGCCGGTCCGACACTGTATGTGCTACTTGGGCTTCCTCCGTCAAAAATGTATGGTATAGTTGGTCCTTGCGGACCTTGTGGTCCAGTGGCGCCAGTTGGTCCAGCACCCCCTTGTGGTCCCTGTGGACCCTGTGGCCCAACTGACCCAGCTGGTCCAATGGGTCCTTGTGGTCCTTGTGGTCCTGTGTCTCCTGTTCCTGCTGGGCCTTGCGGCCCTTGAGGTCCAGTTGAGCCTGTGAATCCTTGTGGTCCTGTTGGACCTTGTGGTCCTTGTGGGCCTGATGATCCTGTATTGCCTGCTGGACCTTGTGGTCCTTGTGGTCCCACAGGACCCGTGGAGCCTGCTGGGCCAGTTGAGCCTGGTGATCCAGTTGGGCCAATGGGTCCTTGTGGTCCTTGCGGACCAGTGGCACCGGTAAATCCAATGTCGCCACCTGGTCCTTGGGGTCCTCGAGGTCCTTGTGGACCATCAATGCCCAGATTTCCCTGGGGTCCTTGTGGACCTTGTGGACCACTTGCACCTGTAGTTCCTTGTGGTCCTGATGGTCCTTGTGGGCCTTGTGGCCCTGATGGTCCTTGTGGGCCTTGTGGCCCTGATGGACCCTGAGGCCCAGTGGCTCCTGGAGATCCAGCAGCACCAGCAAGATTAACTTCCCAAAAAGTGTATGCTCCTACACCAAATGTTGATGTAACATTTACAATTAACTGTCCTGTAGAAACGTTGTATGAAGTAACTGTTCCAATCATGTAATTGGTTTCGTCAAACGCAACTATCACGGCTTGGCCCACAGAGTATGCCAATCCAGTGCCCACAGTCAGAGTTTTAGATTCTAAGCTAATGCCCAAAGGAGTAGAACTTGTTGTCGTGTATGTGTCGCCTTCAGGCCCTGATGGGCCTTGCGGGCCTTGTGGTCCAGCCAATCCGCCTGGTCCTTGTGGGCCCGTGGATCCAGTTGGTCCAGTAGGACCTTGTGGTCCTCTAGGGCCTTGTGGGCCACCAGCAGGGCCTTGTGGACCTTGAGGACCAGTGTTGCCAATGGGTCCTTGAGGCCCGCTTGCGCCTATTGGGCCTTGTGGTCCTTGTGGTCCTCTCGGACCCTGTGGCCCCAACGCACCAGGATTTCCCTGTGGCCCTTGTGGTCCTTGTGGTCCACCACTGGGGCCTTGCGGCCCCTGCGGCCCAATTGGTCCAACAACACCCGTCAGCAGTGATCCATTGCCAACAAAATATCCAGCAGAAATGTTGCCAGAAACTAGAACATTGGTATCAAGATTTATATTACCAGTAGCGTCTAAAGTAGCGTTACCAGTACTCGTGTTAAACAAGGGCATGCGCAGATCCTTTTATCGTGTATTTACCGACAAAAGCAATTAAGTGGTTTGAGGTTGAGTACCTCTGGCCCCAAATCCGCCAGCTCTGCGGCTAACCAATTTGGCGCGGCCAGCAGGAGTAGCCATTACCCATCCTTCTTGCCCAGGCTGTTGTAAATCTAGCTGACGGTTCAAATCATCTCTTAGCTGTTCTAGCAAATTCCATGCCGTAAATGCTGCTGCTAGGCCAGCAGCATTGCTTTTGGGACTGACCAAGTGACTGTAGATATTGTTGAATTTTCTGGGTGTAACTTTGCCTTCTAACCAACTCAAAAAACCATTGGGAGTGGCATCACTGAAATCTGTGCCCTTGAGACTGTTGATAAATGATTCCATCAGTGCGGGCAAATCTGTGATCTGTAAAGCTCGCAAATCAGTAGGGTTCAGCAAGCTGTTTATGGCCTGACCTGGTTGGCTGTTGGCCAATGCCTTCAATTGCTTTACAATGTTTGAATTTGGCACTAGATTTTGTATGTTGTCTACCACTGGTCTGGTGACCATGAGTCCAGCAACCGGATTCAACAGTTGGTCAAGACTGGTCTGTACAGGTTGTTCTGGTGCAGCAGGGTCGGGCATTTGACTGTGTACCACAATGCCAACTTTGGTATCTTTGATCTGTTGCCCCAGCGGACTGGCCACAGGAATGGCGTAAGGTATACCACCTGGTGTGCGGTTGGGCTGGAAATGGTAAGCGCCTGTTCGCTCCACGTAAGGCATTGTGGGATAATACAACAGATCTCCCTTGAGATAACCTCGGAAATCTTCAGGCACTGCTTTCTCAAAATATGGCCATATATCTCTGTACATAGGAGTCAGTGTTTGACCCCGGTCTGCTTTGTTGCCCTTGGCTGCTGCATCGCGATCGCGCTGGGCCATGATATCAGCAATTTGCTTGGGACTGGTTGCCAGTCCGTCGTATCCCACTGCTGTGGCACCGGCCTTGTCAGTGAGCACAAACTCGCCAGTGGGTTTGCGTCCAAATATCAGTGCTGGCGATCCGTCCCATTTGATTGTGACATACTGTTTGGTATTTTCAGCACTTTGCTGTATTATGTCCATGGCTTGTTTAACACCGCGCAATCCAGATTTGAAAACCAAATCTTCCACGTAAGGAATTCTAGGGTCCTTGCCTTCGGTGATTATTTCGTGCTCTATCAAAGGTACCATGCCTTGATTCACAATTCGGTCACGCAATCTGGCCAAAAAGTTCACGTCGTTTTCTCGAACAATGTCAGGTTCTGGCATGCCTTGCTGCTGTAAGTATCCTCTGAAATCAGCCAATTTGGCGTCGCGCTGAGGATCGCCAGCTAGAGCAGCATATATGGATTCCACAGTGGCCAAGTCTCGAGCTGTGTGTCCAGGGCCCAGCACCGCTTGAGCCAATTGATTGGGATTTGTGCTGATCACTTGATTGGTAGCACGATCAATCACACCATTGCCGCCCACTTTTAGTCCACGAGCTTTGGCTATGGAACTCAGCAGCACATTGCGATACACGCCTTTGTAGCCTGGGCTGGTTCCGCTGCTGTAAAAAAGACCCCAATTGAACTGTTTGGGTGTGTCGTAGAAGTTGAAATCCGCTTGTACATAGCCCAACTCTGGATTGCCGCGAATGGGAGTTCTAAAGTGTAGCTCACCAGCATCTTTGATCCAACCATCATTTTTGTTTTTGCCGCTATTGAAAATTTGCTCTTCGGGCACTCCGGATTTACGCAGCCAGTTGGCCAACAGCTCAATCAACTGTGCTCGCGGTGCATCAGCTGACAGCACAGCAAAATCCAAGTCGCCTGACGTGTCTTTTTTGCCAGTGCTGCCCAGCCATCTTGTGGGATATCCAGACTCTGGATCTTTGGGGCCAGACAGATCAAGTCCTGTGAGTCGTTCTAACCATTTCACAGTGGCTGGCACATCAGCTTGATTGATACGCTGAGTCAAGGGCTGACCTTCAGCGTTTTTGAATACGTTGCCACCTTCTGCGATTATCATGTTATAGTAAATCCAAGAGCAGTAAGCAAAGAGTCTACAGCAGCATTGCCAGTGCTAGCAAGTGTCATGTTGCCCGCGGCCTGTCTAATTGTGTTTACAAACGTCTGTATTTGTTGCTGATTCATACCAGAACTTGCAATCAAAGACCGCGCAGCCTGTGGAGTAAAAGCACCTGCACCACCGCCTCTTCCACCACTGCCGCCACTTTGCTGTTGTTTCTGTGTTTGGTCTCTGACCATGGACACCGCTGACATATCAACAAGTTGATTGAAAAGACCTGCTTGATTTTGCGGACTGGGATTGCCTGCTTGATCTGCTCGGTTGTTTACAATTTGATCAAGAACCTGATACAACTGAGTTCTGTTGGTCATTTGGTCAATGGTTTGATAAGCTGGCATCAAATTTTTATTCACAAACGTTCGCAAGTCATTTTTGTAGATTGCAGGGTTTGCCAAATAATTCCTGTCTTGCCCTAGCTTTCTGGCCACATAACCAGCCCATGCGCTGACTGCTTTGTTTGCTACTTGATCTACCGCACTATTGGCCATCATGTACCGATATCGATCTTTGAGACTCATACCATTGAATTGCGGGTCTCTGGCAAATATTGCGCCAACAACTGCCGAAAGCCCTTCGTTTAGCATTGGCACTTCAGCAGAATTTTTTGTTAGTTCATAAATTTGCATCAGTTTTTCTCACTGTTCTGTTGAAACGACCAGCATCTTTGGTTCTAATGGCATTGATAAATTTTCTAGTGAGATTTTCGGCCTGTTCTGGACTGTAACTGGCCTCAATCTGTTCTATCAATCTTATAGCACCCACTATGATGTTAGAAGCCCGATTTTCAATGATAAATCTACGGTCTTTCTCAATGTACATTGAGTCGAGTTCTTCTAACAAACTACGAGTCTTTTTTTGCATGGTCACAGAAACCTTTGATTTATTTATTGGATTTTGAGTTTTGCTCAACTCCAGCAGATATTTAATCTGGTCAGTTTTTGATTTTAAATAACTGGTA